AGACACTCAGCCAAAATATCCTTACAATAAAACAATACAGACCGAATCAGGTCATTTGGTGGAACTTGATGATACACCAAATCGTGAGCGCATTCGTGTTACGCACCGAACTGGTACCTTTATTGAAATGGGCCCAAATGGCGATGAGGTACATAAAGTTTATGGTGATGGTTATGAAATTACAATCAAAGATAAAAATGTTTTAATTGAAGGCACATGTAGTGTCACTATCAATGGCGATTCGATTATCAATGTGAAAGGTGATAAAATTGAAAAAATTGAAGGTGATTATAAGTTAGAAGTGAATGGTGAATTTGTAGCATATTCACACACAAAAGCAAGTTTACTTTCGGATGAAGATGTTTTAGTGGGCGCTGGCACATCAACAGGTTTAGGTCAATTGCAACTTGCAGCTGGAGATAGTCTCTACATCACTGGCGATCTAACTGTTGGTGGTGAAATTATTGGTGATATTATAACATCAAAAACAAGAGTTGATGCCGGTACAGGCGTTAGTGCTGGCCCGTTAGGTTTTGTATCCGTTCTCGGCGGCATCTCGATTGGTGTTCCTGTAGCTACACCGGGAATTATAAATTGCATCGGTTTAATCACTGCCGGTGTTTCCATGTCTTCTAAGTTGGGTTCTTTTGGTGTAATGAAAGCGACCTGGATGACAGATTCTATAAACAAAGCGCTACATAATGTACATAAGCATCCAAGTTTTAAAGGTCCAACTGGACCACCAATTCCAAGAATGAAATAATTATGGCTATAGGTTCTAGAGATAGTTTTACTAGTATACAAATGAATGGCGGCGGTGGTGCTGTTGGTGATCCATCGCCGCCAAGTTTGTCTAAATTTTTGACAGATAATCGTGAAGATACTAATCAAAACCGCAAGTTTCCATCAAGTTCGCCAACTTCAAGTGTGTTTGGCCGTTTAGGATTTAATTTTGATCCTGCGGATGATAACGTTCTCTTGTTATCAGATGCGGCTAAAAAACACTTAGAGTCGATACCTAGATTGCTCAAAGATTGGCAAGCTGAAGACATGCGAAATGGAAATGTGGGTAATTATTATAAAAACCCATTGAATGATGTTCTTGTGTCAATCAATAGTGCGTTAGAACAAATTAAATCTAAAATTCTTGTCGCTTCGGTAACAACTTTTGACTATGAAGCTGGTTTTGCAGTAACAAGTAACACTTATGTTACTAATCTTGAAGAGGTTTTCAATCAAGCAAATTTTGCTCTAGACGAAGGTGAAAAATTTTTAAGACACACTAATCGTTTATCTAATGTTGAAAAGCCACAAGGCCCAACTGAAACCGCAAACAGTACCGCTGATTTTCCACATTTTGATGATGTAATGAGTCTTGGCCGTGTTCTTCTCTACATTTGTTATCAAACTGATGGCATTATGAATACTGCACCAATTATTGGTTCAATGACAAGTTTGTTTACTGATCAAGAATTGGCAACCTATAACACAACTATTGCACCGTATCCTGGTTTAATTGCAAACAGCATCACTATTGAGACTACAACATTTGGTGAAAGTCCTGTTACGACTTATACATCAAATTTATCAAACAGTCAGATAACAACGATTACAGATACAATAAAAGGTTTAAAAATTCTTTTTGAAACACGAAGAACACACGATGAGAATTTTTGGATAAAAAGCCAAGCCGTAATTGATGAGTTTGAAGGTTTTGATAGTCTGAATAATGGCGGTGAGTTTCAAAATTTTATGGTTAATAATTTTGTTGGTACGGAAAAACTCTTACAAAGTGCCAACACACCAGACAATCCCAAACCATTTGAAGAACAAGTGATTGTTTCGCCAAATGGTTTCGTAACTGTTTACAACAAAAAAACTGGTGAAGTTATTTCGAGTGATGAAGACTTAGAAAACATTGTTTTGAATGCCGAACCAACTGACACTCTAATACAAACTGTGTTTGACCAGGGCACGCCACCAACGGCTAATGATGTAACTCCTGGAGAATCTACTTCACCAATACTTACATTGGATGAATATATTGAAAAATATAATTTAGAAACATTAACTGTTACAGTTGGCGATAGCACACTCAATGTTAATACAGGTGCTATTATTTTCAACACATTTAATGGAGTTTGGTCGGGCACAAGAATTATACAAATTACTAATATTTCTGATAATGTGTACTATTACTCCAATGCAGAGTCGGTTTCTAACTTTTTGAATTCAGAAGTTGATGTGATTGTTGACGATTCTACAAAACGACTGGGTATTAAATCTGTTACAATTGCTAATACTGGCACTGGTTATTCCAATGGCGTTGTCGTAATTACTGGCGGTGGAACAGATAATATTGCAGCCACAATTCGTGCTAATGTTAACTCAATTACTGGCGCTATTACTACAGTTAACATTACTTCTCGTGGCGCTTACACTTCTGCACCAACATTGAATGTTACATCTCTTGGTGGTTCCAATGCAAGTTTAATTGCGGTACTTGATGATCCAACAAATTCCATATCCAATGGAGAATCGTTTAATGTTTCTGTTCAATTTAGAAGTCTCACAACAGGAAATACTGTTGATTATGGATTGATTACGATTAATCCTGGCATTGAGATTCGTGTTAAGGGTTACAGTAATGTATCGACTGCCGGTATATTGTTACCTGGTGATATTTCACAAAATGTTGGCAATTCTACAAATAGGCCAATGATTAATGAATTTAATGGTCCGTATGCAATTGTGGATCCTGCAGCAACCGGCGCAGAAAAATGGACATTTAGAAACCTAAGTGCCAACTCACTCAATATTGTAAGTGTCATTGAAACGACCAATTCTTTGAGTACAAATAGTAACACTCATATGAATGTTCAGTTGTATCAGGCCAGCACACCAAATGTGATAAATGTGAACGATTCGGTGTTGTGGTATGCTAATGTTAAACCTCTGGTTGAATTTCCAAATGTTTCTACCTTCTTGGTAACAACGGAAGACGGACAGCAAAGAACCATTACAATTGGTATTGATCGTGGCCTTGTTGATGATTCAAATCTGTATAATGAAATTGTGAACAGTAATCCTGACATTATTGTAACAAACTCACCATTCGATATTCGTGTATTTGGTGCCAAGCCAAATACCGCTTACACTTACTCTGGACCTAATATTTCTGGAACAGGATTTGTGTTGCCAAATGGTTATTCATTGATTGCGAATACTACAATCACAAATACAGGCTCTTACACTTATACAATTAACTTTGACGGAACCAACCATAGAAGAACATTGACCAAAGTCATCACCTCCTAAACTGGCATAAATAGACGATGGCAACAATCAGAACAAATATAGCTCGTCAATTTAAAGACCTGGATCTAAATTTTACGATTCATCCGCTCAAAAAGGATATCAACAAAAATTTAGACCAGGTTGCTGTGATAAATGCAATTAAAAACTTGGTTTTAACAAGCCATTATGAAAAACCATTTAATCCAGATTATGGATCAAATGTAAGAAAACTTTTGTTTGAAACTGTTGATATTGTTACTGCTTCCGCAATCGAAAGAGAAATACAACAAACTATTCAAAATTATGAGCCGAGAGTGAATTTGATAAGCGTTTCAGTGATTCCAGATGTAGACAATAATGCTTTTAGCGTTCAAATGTATTTTTACATAGTAAATCAAACAAATCCGGTTACAGTAAGCTTTTTACTAGAGAGAACACGATAAATGGCAACAAATCGTTTAACGGTCACCGACCTAGATTTTGATACGATTAAAACGAACCTGAAGAACTATTTAAAGTCTCAGTCGGAATTTACCGACTATGATTTTGAAGCTTCTGGCTTGAATGTTCTTCTGGATGTTCTCGCATATAATACACATTACAATGCTTACTACTTAAATATGGTTGCCAATGAGGCATTCATGGATACTGCTGTTCTTCGTAGCTCTGTGGTGTCTCATGCTAAGAGTTTAGGTTATGTGCCACAATCTACAACTGCACCCCGTGCTATTATTGACTTGACCATTCCAACTGGTTCTAACACGGCAGACTCACTAACTCTTCCAAGAGGCTTTAATTTTAGAACTAATCTTTTAGACAATTCAACTTACAACTATACACTTTTAACCGACACAACTGTAGATAAAGTTGGATCTGATTTTGTTTTTAGAAATTTAAGCATTTATGAGGGTGAATTAATTAGTTACAATTACACTTATAATTCGGCTACAAATCCAAAAGCTATTTTTCCAATTCCTGATGCTAATGTAGACACAACTTCAATTGTTGTTACAGTTCAGGTTTCGACAAGTAATTTGTCATCTGCTACTTATAGTTTAGCTACGGATGTTTTAGATGTAACATCTAGTTCTGAAGTCTATTTCTTACAAGAAGGACAAGATGGCAAGTATGAAATTTATTTTGGAGACGCTTTCGTTGGTAAAAAGTTAACTGATGGAAATATTGTTAACATGAGTTATTTGGTGACTTCGGGATCGGCTTCAAATAAATCAAATAATTTTGTTACAACTTCTTCGGTTTCTCCGTACACCGTATATAACATAACGCCAGTTCAACAATCAGCTGGAGGTGCTGAACGAGAATCTGTTGATAGTGTTAAATTAAATTCCACTTTACAATTTGCCACACAGAACAGATTAGTTACAACAAAAGATTATGAAAGTTACATCAAAAAAACTTATGGCGCTGTTGATTCTGTTTCAGTTTGGGGTGGCCAAGAAGAAATTCCTCCAGTTTATGGTAAAGTTTTTATTTCAATTAAACCAAAAACAAATTATTTTTTAACTGATGCTGAAAAAACACGAATTATAGAAGAGATTGTAAAGCCAAAATCAATTGTTGCTGTTAGTGCGGAAATACGTGATCCAGAATATTTGTATTTAAAATTGGCGAACAAAATTTTGCTTGATCGCAAAAAGACCTCTTTAAGTGACGAACAACTTAAAAATTTAATTCGTTCTGCCGTTTTTTCTTATTCTGATTTAAATTTAAATAAATTTGATTCCACATTTGTTCTTTCTAAAGCACAAGATAGTATAGATGGCGTAGATTTAAATTCGATTGTTGGTTCAGAAACCACATTGAGACTTGAGAAAAGATTTACGCCGGATTTAAACAATAGTAAAACATACAGTATTAAATACAATGCTAAATTGCATCGTGGTACAATTTTAAATCGACTAACTTCTTCAGAATTTACTGTTAATGATTCTTTGGGTACTTTAAGAACTGCTATTATTGAAGAAGTGCCAGAGTCTTATACCGGCCTTTCGAGTATAAATGTTACCGATGCTGGTTTTGGTTACACTTCGGCACCCACAGTTACGATAACGGGTGATGGTAGTGGAGCTACAGCTGTCGCTACAATTGTTAATGGTAGAATAACTGCTGTTACGATTACAAATCGAGGCATAAATTATAGTAGGGCTGTTGTGTCTTTTTCTGGCGGCGATGGTTATGGCGCAACTGCAATTGCTGTATTAGATGGCCGTTTTGGTACTTTAAGAACAGTATATTTCAATGAGTTGTCAGAAAGACAAACAATCAATTCAAATGCCGGCACAATTGACTATGATACTGGCGAAGTAACAATTACTAACTTGAGAGTTTTATCCGTTTTAACATCAGATGGCGACATAAGAGTTGTCATTGAATCTGAAGATGGCATCATATCTTCCGTTCGAAATACAATTTTAACAATTGATCAAACAGATTCAACTGTTGTAACTACTGAAATAACTGCTGTATAAGATGGATAAAAAAACCTCAATTTTAATTAACGGACAACTACCTGAATTTGTCCGTGATGAATATCCACTTTTTGGTACTTTTTTAGAAGCTTACTATGAGTTTTTGGAAAATAAACAAGGCACTAACAAGAATGATTTGACTTTTCAAGCTAAAAAGTTAAAGACTATTACGGATGTTGATCAATCTATCGATGAGTTTGAAGAATATTTTCTCAACACTTACGCCTCATTAGTTCCGGTTGAGGCTCAAGGCAATAAAGACTTATTGATTAAAAACATATTGCCACTTTATCAGGCTAAGGGTTCTGAGAGCTCTTTTAAATTACTATTTCGTTTTTTATTCGCTGAAGAACCGACTATTTTTTATCCAAAAGATAGCATTCTTCGTGCTTCATCTGGCGAATGGAAGATTGATAACTCATCTCC